ATATGATACCAAGCACTTGTGTCTCTAAAAAGTCTATTTGTAGTATATTCAAAAGTATAAGCACTACCAGTATAACTGTAGACGTTTAACTTATCATTTGCATCAATATAAAGTGGTGAAGCATGACCACTACCACTTATTACACCACTAAAAAGATTAGAATAAACCGCAGTTTTAGTTCTTTTTACCCAACCACCAAAAGACATTATTTTTGCACTAGTTGGAGCATCGGCTTCATTAGTTAAAATAGCTGTACTTGCATTTCTGTATGACGTTTTAGCAGCACCATTGTAGAAACCTGTGTCTTGGTCAACTGCACCTATTGTTGGAAGTAAAGACATATTATGTTAATACTCCTGTTGCAGACATAAGTATTAAATCATTGTTTGCTGAATTTGAAAGAGTTGCATTAGCTTGGTCAACAGTGCAATAATAAGATAACATATATTTACCTGCTGCAGATATAGCAGTTAAGACATCAGCATTTATAGCAATAGTAGAATCCACACTAATTGTATGTCCTCCTGAATTATTTAAAAATATTGTTCCTGTTTGTCCACCTTTAAAATTATCAAGTTCAATTTCATCATCTGCACCGGGAGTGTAATTAAAATGATTGCTAACTTCTAAATCCATTTGCCCATTTGTATTAGATGTTGCTGTTCCTGCTGCCCTACCTGTAACAAACACATCATTGTTTATAGTTAATGAAATATCATCTTCAACAGTCATAACTGCTGTGCCATCAAACTGTTGAAAAATTATATCTTTTGCATCTGTTGCTGGTTTAATGACTGCATCACTTGAACTGTTGGCTATAGTAAGTAAATTTATAGCAGCATTTTGAAATTTAAATTCATCTCCATCAGCATTTAAGATTATATCTCCAGCTACATCTACAGTTAGATCACCAGTAGATAAAGCTATAGTTGTGCCATCAATATTAAAGTTATCAATATCTATCCCAGCATCAGCAGTAATTTTTCCAGAAACTCCCATAGTTCCTACTACTGCAGTATTTGTTGCAGTTAATTCTATTGTGTCTGTTGCTGCAATATCTAGTACAGTAGCACTAGCACCTTGAATAAATTGAGTTGCATCATTAAACATAATTTTATTTGTGCCATTTAATGTAAGTCCAGAACCATCTGTATGAGTCAATGTCGTGTCGGCATCTGCACCAAAGGATACAACGGCACTATCAGTATTAAGTGTAAGGTTATCACCTATAGTGGTTGTGCCACCTAAATTAACATTTGAAAAGGCATCTGTGACTACCGCTCCAGACCCAGCTCCATCTAAAGAAACAACTTTAGTGTCTCCTGGAGGTATGGTAATGGATGCACCACTACCTGATCCTTGTTTTATAATTATGTTTTGTGATCCACTTGTTCCATTTTTAATTATATGAACTCTTTTCAAAGTGTCAGGACCAATAGTAATTGTGCAAGCCGAATCTAATGTTCCAGTGTATATAATATATATTGCTCTTCCTGCATCAGAAGAAGCATCAGCCACTGTTGTTGCATGGGTATTAGCGTTTGTTGTGATAGCTTCTGTGCCAAATCCTAACGCTTCACCCACAAGCTCTAAGTTAGTGTTTGTTTTTGTGCCCCACTGTCCCGATTGTTCGCCAGTGTTCATCTCTTCGAGTCTTAAATTATTTACAAATGTACTTGCCATTATGCCACCTCTCGCCAGTTAGCCGTTTGATCTGGAACTATTAAACTATATACTAATTCTTCTCCTGTGCTACCAGTAGCACTAATTCCAGTTAAGAATACCACACTTTGTGGTATTGTGACAACACTCGATAGTGTTGTTTGTGCCGCCGCTAATGTAACACCCACTTCTACTTCTGCTCTAACATTTTCTGAACCTACCGCTGTTGTACCAACAACAGTAGTTACGGATGCTCCAGTTTGAGCATCTACTGTAACCGCACCTGGCGTATTAGCCGTCCAACCCATAGCAGAATGATTAGTACAATAGTAATATAGTCTTGGAGCACCTAGGGCTACTACTATTTGAGTATAAGCACCACTTGACCCTGGAGTACCATTTGTTGTTACTCCAGTTGTGTATTCAGAACCACCACCATGAGATCCATTCGGTGTAATACTGAATCTTAAAGGATGACCATTATTGCTACTATTACTTTGATCAAAGCGATAAGTGTTTCCTTCTTGTAAATCTAAAGTCACATCGGCTGTAGCTGTTGAACCACCGATTGCAAACTTGTTGCTCGATCCAACATTATAGTACGGATGATTTGAAGGATTACCCGATACAACAGTGACAGTATGTACTATCGTTGTAAGAGAAGTCCTAGATAAAAGAGTAGTAGCAGATACAGCAGTAGCATTTACAAAAATACCAGGGATCCCTAATGGAGTTCCTACTCCACCTGTTCCTTGGACACCAGTAACAACAACATTAATTTCTTCATTCCAAGGACCTTGACCCCATGTACCTCTACCCCAACCTTGTAGAGATGACATTTAGGCTATCCTTATAATCGCATTACTTGCATCTGCTGTTGGAAACTGAATCGTAAAAGTGCCTGATGTTGATGTTTTATTAGATGTAAAATCTAATACGCAAACAGCTTTATTACCATTAGTATCGTTATAAATTAACGCACCCATAGCTGTAATTGTAGCTGTTGTAAAACTTAGGTCAGCAAAGTCTGCAAAAGCTGTTGCAGTAGAAGCAGAGGTAGCTACTACTGGAGCTACTTTTGTTAAAGCAGCACCACCCGTAACGTATGATCCACTTGAAGCAACTTCTCCTGTTGTTACAAAAATTGTTGAGCCAAAGCCTAAAGTTGCAGTAGTAGAAGATTTACCACCACTTCCTTCTGCAAATAAAGCCAAATTAAACGCATTACCATTTGTTGCGAAATTGTGTGTGCCTAACATTAATTCTTTTTTAAAAGAATTGCACATTGCTTGTGCTATTGCCATATTATAATCTCCTTATATATTCAGCCATTTCTTTATGACCACTTGATTCTAGAACTTGAATTATACTACCACGCTCTTCTTTTCTTGCCAAGAGCAGGTAGTGATAGAGGACATTTTTAAGATGTTCTCTAAATTGATTAGCTTGTTGCCTTATATGTGCTGGAGCCTCGTTAGATATACTAACTATTTTATCAACAGCTAAATCAGCAACTTGCTCATTTGTTAGACCTCCTTTATCTGAAGTCATAACATTAACACTTCCTACATCACCTATACCTAATTCAAACATTTTTACTCCTCATAAGTTACTCCTGGTATATCCTCTCTGCCAACTATATTAGGTGTTTCTTCTATTGGATTTGGGGGTTCTAATTTAGATTTTCTTGTGATCAACATACTACCTTGTGTTACTGTTGAAACAATAGGATCATCTAGTCTGTGATAACCATACAGTTTTTGATCATCTGGAACATTAGTATCTAATAAAGAAGAGTTGTGTGCTACATGAAGTTTTATGCCTTTTGTAGTGGCTATAGCTAACCAAAATTCACAACAAGCTCTTCCCGCTTCAGCAAAGTTTACATTTTTATGAGTAAAATCAATTCCATATAAATGAATATCAGATACCTCTTTTGCTACAGCATAAGCGAGAGCATAAGCCACAGTATTATTTAAATATGGATATTTAGTTTTTTCAAGAACTTCTTGTAAAGGAAATTCAACAACATCTGGGCATCTATCATCCAAAACACATGAAATTATAGGTATGTCGAGTTTTTTCTCTAACCTTTGTTTCATAATATTTGTTTGTTTACCTGCGAACTTTTGATCTAAAAAACGAGAAGGAGGATCCATCATAAAACATTTATCGTGATAAATTACACCAGACATTGAGTTTATTGCCCAGACTTCATCAAAATGTTCACTTCTAATTTTTGCTAAAATATATTCTGAAAAGCTATTACCTAGCCCAACAATTGCTACACTTTTATCTTTCACTTTGGTACCTTTACTGTCTTTTGACTCTAGGTAATCCATCTCTATAAGCATCAGTATTTTCTTGACCTTCGCCATAAACTTTTAATCTAGACAAGGCTTCAGTAAATCTTGACGTATATAGTTGTAGTATTTCTGTTTCACCCTTCATAAAAGTGTAGGCTTCAATTAAACAAGCATAAAGTAAAGCGTCTGGAGCATTAGTGCTTATCCAAGTTGTACCAGAATCAACAGTCGTCAATGAAGCAGGTCTATAAAAATAGTGTAGCTCCACTGAATAGCTAGAGTCTGGAGTAGGAGCCACTATAAAGGTATCCACATCATATGATGCATAATACTTGGGAGAGCCAGTAG